ACCGAATTGACACCTCCCGCGAGGATCTCCCGACCATTGAACTCCGTTGCCCGGACACTGAACGCGAATTTGATGAACAAACGACCGAGCTTCGGAATGAGCCGCCAGCCCCTTGAGGTCCGGGTGAGGCGGCATGACAAAAACTCGACCTCGTTCCGATGCGCAGTGTGTTTGACTGTGGCCGGGAGGCCGAGCCTGGCGAGGCCACCTTCGAAATCGATACGCTCACCGTTGTAACAGAGTTTACCATCGTCGCCACCTGCGAAGAAGAGCACGTCCATATCGCGAGGATGACATGACCGAGCCTCGCAATAAACAAACGCATTAGCGAGGAGGTTCCAGACGGTGTTCATGAGAGTGGTCTGTGGATCCCCCGACAATCTACAATAAGGCACTGAAAACTTGACTCCTTCACGTGACCCACCATGGACATCGAGGTTGGCGACCATGACCTGCCTGGTTGCGACGGGGGCCCCGTAGCGCTTGAAGATGCGGCACTCGGTTTGGCCCATATCAAGGCCTTGATTGGAATCGTAAGCGTTGAAATCCTCGTTGGCTTCTTGGTCCCAGTCCCGATCGGTCATCATCTGCGAAATCTCTTCCTCTGACCGGCCAGGGGTGTAGACGAGTGGCCCATCTCGGAGCGATCGCCGGATCACTCCAGTCAGGCGCTTCACGAATGGCGCGACGAGCGCCACGAACTGTGGCGGGGCGGCCATGATCTGTCGAGGGTGGCCAGACTCATCTTTAGTGAGGGCCTCGTTCTTCGCTGACACGTCGCGCTTGGACCACTCCCACGCGAGTGAACTTGGGATGGGGGTGTGCATGTGGTGCCCATCGGCACGAAGGGCAGACCACGCAAGTCTGACACGAGCCTTCACAGCCGGCGAAGAATTTGACGTGGCGAGCCAATCTTCGACGATAGCATCTTGCTCACTAGGATCGAGAGGAATCCGGAGGTCGAAGATTTTGGCGATGAGTGTTTCCCAATGCTTCTCCACCCACTTGAGGAACGCAACGCGATCGCCTGGTGCTGACGCTGCCGCCGATCGCTTCTCAAGGGCCGCGACCACATTGTCCTGATTTTGGGCGAAGACAGTGGGTTCATAGCCGAGGAGACAAGTGCCTGTTGGGTGGGCTGCGACTCGAATCTTGTCATGCTCCCGTTTGGCTTCGACGCGTTCAATGCGCGCATCGGGTTTTTGGGGGGGCGCGGCGGCCGTGCAAGTGACGGATCGAATAGGGTCGGAATCCTTGACAAAGGCCATATCCTGCGCGAACCAAGGCAGCGCCCACTTGACTGCGAGACCGACTGCGATGGTGGCGGCTGCGATGCCGGCGAAGGGGGCTGCTGCGACGGTGAGGGCCGGCGCACCGACCGTTGCCGCGGCGGCTGCAACCGGGATGCTGGTCAACCCGCCGAGAGCGGCTCCCGCGAGGACGACGACTTGGGCACACCTCGTGAACACTCGGCCATGGACACGTCGGGCGAGATCGGCCCGCTCAGTGGCGCGGGTGACGAAGCCGAGATAGGCTCCATACATGAGACAATCCTCTTGGAGCGAGCCGTGTTCCCAATCGACTCGCTGACACCACCTGCGGACGAACTCTTGGTAAGACGCAAAGTTGTCAGCGGATGGAGCGCGACCGACCCACCAAGCGCCGAACTCGGCAACACAATTCGACGGCAACCTCACGGTGAAATTGTCAGGGAGAGTGACTAACACGCCGAGCATCTCAGAAAACAGGCTATCGCTCATGAGCTTCCTGGCGACGCCGAGAAAGTGAGTCTGTCGAAGATGGTGAGATGTGTAGGTGACCGTTGCTAACCTCGACGCTGCATTGTCGATAAAAGTCGAACCTTTGGTCTTGTGATGCTCGACGAATCCTGGACCGCGAGCCTGCTCGGGCGGCTCAGCGAGGGC